GTTGATACCGATACCAACTAGAAGAAGTACAAACAGAGTACCTCCAATAACTAACATCAGTTCTAACTCTTCCTGTTCCTTCTGCTTAAGTCTCTTCTCTTCAGCCTTCAGAGCACTAATCTCCTTGGCATCAGCTAAATCCATCTCAGCCTGTCGTGCCTTAATCTTGTTCCACACATCGACCTTACCAGTCTGCATGAAAAGCATCTTAAGTTCTTCTTCAAAGGCTCTGGCCTGTTCAAGGGCCATCTCAATCTGGAGAGCAGTTCCCATATTGGAACCCTTCTTCTCCCGTTTAGCTTCGAGCATAGCCTTAGTAGCTTGGCTCTTAGCATCAAACATCTTACCGATCATAGGAGCAAGACCACCGAGATCGTTGGCTACCTTGCTTGCCTTCTTGACCATCCCAATTGCTTTTTGTAGCCCGTCTAGAGCTGCCATGGGGTCGATCATTTTAAATCCTTTATTGTTGCTGTTCTTTAGGTATACTGGACAACAATCCTCGCCATGCAACATTAGGAGCAGGTTCAGGAGTAGTTCCAGTTAATAGATTAGAGATAAGACCTTCTGTCTGCTTTCTACGCAGTAAACTCTGTAGCTTATCAGCCGTGAAACCTGCAGCAGCAGTACCTCCAGCAGCTACAGGATTAGCCAATGCGCCAGCACCTAGAGCACCTGCTGTGATCTGGCTACGCTGAGGATTGAATCTAGCAATCAATGACAACAATGGATCTGTAGTTCCACCAGCTGCAACACTCTTAATTGCATTCTGCTCACGAGTTGAAAAGGACTTCATTTTGTCTTTATCAGCGGCAAGGTTGATCAGTTGTCTACGGATCAATTCACCTTCAGAAGCTTTAGGATCAATTGCTTTAGCTTCTGCAACATTGAGAGCGTCTTCAAGTATAGAGGCACGAGATAAGTTTCGCCAATCTTTTCTAGCATTTTGTACACTTTCTACAGCTTTACCAACATCACCCTTAGCAGCAATAACATCGCCAGAACCTAAGGTACTTAAATAGTCATCAATCTTAGTTACAACTTGACCTGCAAACTTACGAGTTGCAGGATCTGTAGCATTCTTAAGATCTGTAGCAGCTGAACGCATCTGTTCAAGCTTAGTGAAAGATACTCGCTGAGTACCTGTCATGTCACGGAGTTGTTCAAGCAACTGAGCTACTGGCTTATGTGCATCCATCTTAGGATTAAAGTTAGCCTTAACTAAACTTTCTTCCGTAGTGTTGAGCATATCCAATACACTCTTAGGCTTTACATAGACGCCTTGGTCTTCCATAGCTGTGTATGAACGCTGAGCACGTTGCTTAACATCGTCAATAGTCAGCACCGGGGAAGGCTTAGCACCCATCTGCTGAGCACCACCAATAGCCTTGCCTGTTACGCCACCTGCAATAGTACCTGCAAGCATACCCATTACTGTAGCACCGACATCACTATCAGTCTCAGCCTTAGTCTTCTCAGCCATGCCTTGTGAGGCCATACCTGCAACACCAGACACAGGAACTTGTTGAGCTAGGTTTTGAGTTAGAGGTGCAGCAGCCTGACCAAAGCCTTTAGCAATAGCAGCTTGAGAGCCAGTACCTGCCATGGCTTGTGTGCCAGCCTGTACAGCTCTCTCAAGTCCAGTTTCAGGAGTTGGAACACCTAATTTAGTAAGTGCTTGACTCTGAGCTTGAGACATGGAAGGCATACGACTTTCAGAGCCTAATACATTGGCTCCTAAGTTATACGCACCACTCAAGAAGTCAGCTACGGCATTAACAGGAGCTGATACGCCTTCAACAACTGCACGACCTGTAAGTCCTAGTTGTCTGCCTAACTCTTGTCCCATGCTACGCTGTTGAGGAGCAGCTGCAGGAGCTTTGTTACCTTTTAGTGCTGCTGCAATTTGAGCATCAGACATACCGTCAGGAAACTCTACAGTCTCTCCATTAAACTCAATATACTGAGGCATAAGTATCCTTAAATAGCTTCAAGCTGACCTGTTGCAGGGTTGAATCGTTTAGTTGCTTTAGGTGCAGAAGGTGTCTCTGGTGCAGCACCGCCAGTTACACGTGCACGAGCTTTATTCAGGTCATTCTTAATGATAGTCAACTGAGAATCAAATTCAGCAGGTTTCATCTTTTGATCCAAGGCTCCGATAGCAGCTGTCAAACGCTTACCTTCGGCATCTGACAAAGCACCCATGCCTTTAAGATTCTGCACTTGAGGCAAGAAGACCTGAGCTTTGAATGTCTCCAGTTGTGATGCAAAACCTGCAGCATTAGTTCCGGGGATCATTGAAGCTGTTGTACCACCAAAGCCTACAGCACTAGACTTACCGGGGTGAGTAGCAATACGGTTAAGAGTATCTAAAGCACTATCAAATGAAGCTACAACACCTTGCTTCTGAGCATCTTCTTTAGCTAGTTTCTCAGCTCGTTTATCATCAATAGTTTGTTGACGGATACCTGCCATCATGCCAGCAATCTGTTGTTGTGAGTCAATACGCATCTGAGCCAGTTCTTTAGCTGTAGCTCCACGCTCTTTAGCAGCTTCAATCTGTGCATCTAGACGTTCACGCTGCATTTGCAAAGCTTGTTCACGTTGAGTAGCTTTATCAGCAGCTGACTGCAACACAGACATAACCTTATCAGCAGAACCATACTTAGTTACAGCTTTAAGAATATCCTCTTGAGTTGCATTAGGGCCAAGAGCAGCCAATTCGTTACGCAAAGCAGCTTCTTGTTGTACTGATAGTTCTTTCTTCTGAGCCTCAGCTGTAGCACCACGTGTCTTAGCTTGCTGTTCTTCCATCATCTGAGCTTGTTGCATTACTTTCATGCCAAGTTCAGGATTAGTTGACTGCAAAGCCTGAGCCATCTGCTTCAAACCTTCAGGTGTGTTAGTGTCGTACTGCATAGCCAATTGACGAAGCATTGTAGCTTGACGAACTGCAGGATCTTGTACATCAACACCCATAGCACCTGCTAAGCCACGACCTAAGTTACCTACATTCTTATAGATATTAAAAGATGATTGTTGTTGAGGTGTCATCGTAGCAAACTGCATAGCCTTCTGATTAACCAGTTGCTGTTGCATTTCCTCAGGAGTACCCATGCCTCCAAATAAACCTTGAATTCCTTGGTCTGCCATGTTATTCCTTAAGCATTAGGTGTAAAGTATGGACTAACTGCTTGTTGATAGTTACTAGAACCACCAGACAAACCACTAATCAACTGACTAATAGGATCTGTTAAACCACCTACTACAGCATTGTTACGTGCAAGTTGCAATTGAGCTGCTTGTTGTGCTGCTTGATTCTGAATGTTAGCTGCATTGGTTGAACCAGCTGTAATAGATGATCCCAAAGCTGATCCTTGAGTCAAAGCATTCAAACCTTGATTCTCTAAGTTAGTAGCACCTGCCATGTAGTTAGTGTATGGAGCCAGAGCCTGTGTCTGCAAACCATATCCAGTACCTTGCAAGCCTAAGCCAGCGTTCATCAAACCTTGACCAAATGTAACTTGCTGATTACCGTATGTCTGAGCATTAGCACCCAACTGTGCATCTTGCTGAGCCATAGCATTGTAATAAGCAGCCATCTGAGGGTTAGTAGCTTGCAAGCCGGGAGCACCTGCAGCATAACCTGCTGAAGTACCGCCTGTAGCCAGACCTAAACGACCTTGCTGTTGCTGTTGGTTAGTCAGATTAGCCAGTTGTTGTTCACGACCTGGAGCAAGCAATTGTTGCTGTTGAGCCATGTACTTCTGAGCTACATCTTGAGGATTCTGTCCAACATAGGATTGACCTAAGTTAAATAGACCTTGACCAGCTTGGTTGATACCAGCTTGCTGTGCCTGTTGAGCTTGCGTCTGACCAATGCCAGTACCTGCTAAGCCCATCAAGCCTTCACGCATAGCTGCAACATCAGGAGCTACCTGATAACCTGCACCTGTGAGTTGACCTGTAGTAGGATCGTACTGAAAACCTGACTTACCAAAGCGAGTGGTAACCCCTACAGGACGAAACTGTGCAGCCTGTGCAGCTTGTGCAGCAGCATTAGTGGTAGCATTAGCAGCTTGATTAGAAGCGTATACACTACCAGCAGTGCCCAAAAGAGGGGCAATAAAATCTGTCCAATCAGCCATATTAGTATGTGCCTCCGTCAACTGTTGCTGTAAAAGTGCCAGAGACAGTAAGATTCACTGCAGTGGCTGTTCCTGTTAATGCTGCATTATTAGCATCAGATTTAGAGTTAACTGCTGATTGAATTGCATCAAACTCAGTGTTAACTTCAGTACCTTTAATAATCTTGCTTGGATTACCTGTTGAAAGGCTATCCTTAACCGCAAAGTTAGTAGCTTTTGTGTAATTAGACAATTTGTTTACCTAGTCTTTCCTGTCTTAACGTAGACATCAAGTTTCTGAATGGATATTGATTTATTGAATACTGTAGTTTCAAAACCTAGTTGAATAACCTTACCTGAACCGCCAATATTAATAATCTTATTGTCGAAAGCTGATCCACCGTATTCTGCAATGTTGTACTCAGCTATGTTATATTCAGCTACAGCAGAGTTGTTTAAGTTGAATTGTCTTAGGTTTAAAATATCACTGTAATCAAAACCAAACTTAAGAATAACGGGATATCCTGAACCTCCGATAACTGTCACACCTACCTTCTTCATAATCTTCAACACTGTAGGAGACTGGAAGTCAAAGTAGTTAGTATAGTACCTCATTAAGTATGAGTTAGTATCATCTTTGTAGCCTGTGTAAGTTCCAATGTATCCGGGCTTACCTACTAAGAGATCTTTGTTACGTGTATACTTCATAGCATACGGTACTAAACCATCCCATGTTGTAACCCTATTAGCACCATTGGGAAGCTGTGAACGCATATCAAAACAATACACAAGCTGACGTACTGGCAGAGACAACAGATAGAAAGCTTCTTTGTCTGAGTACACAGCTCTAATCTCAGAGGCTGTTTCTAAGTTAATTTCAAGCACCAAGTCATCACGTACATTAGCACTGATGTCTCGCATTGGAGCTGACTTCTCTTGAATGGTACGCATCAGAGATCGTACGCCTGAGTCAGACAAGAAGATTACATCACCACCAGTTGTAACTACAGAGTCACGAGCTACACAGCCAATACCTGTAATAGCATCAGACAATGTAAGATTGTTAGGATCTGTAGCATTGGAGTAGATAAGAATCTGTCTACGACCAAAGATAATCAAGAAGTTGTTGTGAGCTGCTAAGGCTGTAATCTCATCAGCACCAGCGGGCCACACTTGAGATACATCTAGAGTACCTGAAGTACCTGTATTCAAGACATGACCTGACAATAAATCTGAGAACTGTACAGTGCTCTTAACTGAGGTATTATTAGCACTCCAGATACGACCATAAGCACTGATAGCACAGTTATTATTCTGTACAGTTCCTAAGTAGCCAGTCTTCTCAGATACTCGCTTGAATGTAGTTGTACTGACTGCAGGATCGAACACCAGAGGATCATGGCCAGCCTGATACAGATACAAGACACCATTCAACGGAGCCATCTGCCAGTTACTGTCTGTGATTGTTGGGGCAGTACCACCGCCTCCGTAGGTCAATCTTGTAAGTGTAGTACCTACAAGTTTAAATAGTTTATTATTACCAGCAGCAATAATGTATGAGTTACCGGAGTTATCAATCAACTCACCGATAGCTTTGACGTTAGCTACATCCAAGTCACTGTTATAGGAATGAGCTTGTGCCCAACCCTTACGAGCACCAATACGTCCAAACTTATCAATCACACAATTATTAGCCACAGTAGCATAGCCAGCCTCTAAAGAGACTGAGCTATCCTGTGTATTCAACCCCATGAAGCCCGGAGCTGATACAGTTGTGGTTAAAAGTTTAGCTACCATTAGATATCAATCCATGTAGTTTCATCATCGTAGCGGTTACGCTCAATAGCTACAGCATCAGCCAAAGCTAAACGATATTGCTGGTAAGCTTCACCAAAGGCTGAACCACCATCTTCACCACGCTCAGCAATAGCTTTAGCGTAGGCTAAGAGCTGTACCAAGTGAGGAGGAACCTTTAAAGTATCAGCATTAGAAGATAAATCAACCTGAGGAATAACCAGTTCAAAGCGAATATTGTAGACACCATCAGGACGAGGCCACAGATCTACACAGCTATCATCATTGCTGATTCCTGTGTAGTTATAGTATGTAGGAGATGAACTCTGCACTGTACCTAAGTAATACTGTCTATTCATCCAGTTAGTAGGTACTGCAGTCATTGGATAGTCTTTGGTATCGTTCAATACATCCTGTGTACGGAAACGTTGACCTGAACCTGTTAGTACATAGTTACGAGTGCCTGATACAGTTGGAACTACAATGGTAGTAGTTAGACAGTTCCAATCGTAAGCATCCTCAATCTCTCGTTTAGCGTCATTAACGAAGACACCAATAAGGGAACTATAAGGAGTATCGCTAACTGACGATACTTCAGTCTCCCTCAAACGTGTCAATACGTTATTGACCAACTGTAAATAAGTCGTTGCCATTAATATTCCTTATGTCTCTTGTATACTATGGTATCACACTTTTTAGTAAATGTCAATACTTTTTAGTAGGTTTTTTAGCTTTACCAGCTTCAGACATAGCAATTGCAATAGCCTGTTTACGAGATTTAACTACTGGGCCGCCTTTACTGCCGCTGTGCAGAGTACCTGTCTTGTACTCATGCATTACCTTGCCCATCTTTTTCATACCTGCGCTAGGTTTAGTTGCCATTTCGAATCTCCTTGAATATAGCCCACACTTTGTGGCTGATAAGTAATATGGTATAGATCAGAGTTGCCCACAATACAAGCTCACTAACCTGAATACCCATGATAGTAGCTAGAGATACTGTCGCTGGAGGGGCTACTTTAGCTACGATAGTCCCTGCTGTTTCAGCTGACGCTTGTGCTGCATCACTCATTATGGTACGTCAGGCCAAGTGATAGTCCATGGGAATCCAGTCTGACCAGTGATGTCACGCAATGCCTGGCGGTATGTTGCCCAAGCATCCTTATCTACTGGTGAGTCTTCAACTTGTGTCCAGTCACACTCAGCTAGTTTTTCATTGCGCTGTTTACGCATAGCCTCAGCTTTAGTTGTGTCCAGAGCATCCTTGGCTTCCTGATTCATGTCGGCAACAGAATTCTTTGTGTACCACTTACCACCGATATTCTCAACACCATCAGCAAAAGCTACTTGATAGCGTGTAGGCTGTGCTTGTGGGCCTTCAAAGACTACATCAACATTTAAACTATTGAGCAGCTCCTCAGACAATTGCTGAGGCATTGACATATTAGGATGTGCTGCACGAAACTCACTCTCGTACATTACTTGTCCAGTTGATCTGATTCGTACTTGCATTTTATTTTCCTCAAGCAATTGCTAAAAAGATGAATGTTCCACCACTTGCATTGATGGCTGCTGGCGCAGTTGAACTAATTTCAAATCCTGCGCTGTATGTGTCAATGTAGTCTGTTGTTGTTACTTCAGCGGCTGTGCTGTTCAAGAGCAAGTAAGGGTCATTTCCACTCACAATACCTCGTGCTGTATCCCATACATACCAGTCGCCACCTCCAGTGCTTGTTCTTTTTATAAGAACAAATCTAGCCCCAGAAGTAAATCCACAGTTAATTTGTTGAGTTGTTCCTGTTCCCGTATAACTGCCAACTTTACTAACGCCTGTGGCTGTAGCAAACAGATATGCAACATAAGTTGAGCCACTTAAGTTGGTTGCAGTCCCGGGAGAAGACCCAAGAGAAAACACAGAAGCTGTTGGTGCTGTGTTGTTCCACATCGTTGAATCAGTTTGTGCAACGCCACTTCCATCTAGCAAAATATATTTTGTTGCTCCAAGTGCGGAGTGATAGACAATCCAACTGTCAGCACCGTTTCTAATTTTTACAATCATCATTTCAGGCGCAACACCCAAATTATGCGTCTGAGTCGTAGCACTACCTGTCCCTGTATAGCAAACAACATCATGAAAACTTGGTGCTCTTTTAAAGTTCCATCCACAAACAGTAGAGTTACTTAAGTCTCCTGTTGCGCTAAGAATACCTAACATCCCACCAAAGTTATAAGTAGAACTTGCGGAAGACTCTACAGCAGTTGAAGATGAAGTCATCTGAGCAACAGTCAATCGTGGAATCCAATAATCACCACCACCAGCTTTTAATCCAGTAATTAAAGTATCAACTGGGAAGCCAGCATTAAAGATTGGACTAGATTGGCTAGTTCCAGAACTTCTTGATGCTACTGGCGTAAACACACTTGTTCCACTTGTAGGCACTTTCATTGGGCCTCTACGAATGGCTATGTAAATGTATGTGCCATTGTTGAAGTTGTTGGTTGCTTCAAAACCAGTTGCAGTCGGTGTTACAAAGTCTAGATTTCCAGCAGCATTAGTCAAATTCGGAATTAGATATTCATCAGTTCCCATTGTCATGTTGCGCATATTGTCAATCATGAACCAATTTTCAGAAGTATCTGTTCTTTTGAATAGAAGCCATTGAGGCTCATATCCAAGTGAGATGGATGCAACGACACCAGATGATTTTGTAAACGACCCACACGAAATCACATTGTCTGTACCAGTCAGCCCAAAGCCTCCTGCGTCATGGGCGAATAGGTAGGCGACATAGGTGTTGCTAGAAGTGCCGTTTACTTGCACATCGTTACTAACAGTAAATGTAGTACTACTTGCACCCCGTAGCATATTGTCGGCAACAGTAGCCGCAGTTGTATTTAATCGCAGGTTATAGTATGCGCCACCAGTCGTTCCTAAAGAGCGATGCCAAACCATCCAATCTTGTGCTGATGACAGATTCTTTACAATGATACATCCGGGGGCAGAACCCAAAGAATGCGAAATCTGCCGAGCATCAATGTTATTCCCCGTATAAGTCACAACATCAAAGAACTTTGGTTGCTTGCGGAATGTCCATGAGGCGTATGTTTCACCATTTGCATTTGTTTCATTTGCAGAAGTTCCTGGCCAATCTGCGTTGTAACTTGTAGTAGTAAGCGTAGAAAAGACAGTTGCCGTAGTTTGCGCATCTGTTGTATTTGTGACTAATCTTTTTGAAAAACCTCTAGTTGTATCGTAAATAACATTATTTCTTGCGGTATTCCTATCTTTTGTCCAAATCATTCCACCCTTGGTAGATAAGTCAATACCATTGGTGATGGTCTGTGTAGCACCTGTGCCTGTGTATAGGTATGTGCTGAACACATCCTCGATGTAGGTGGCAACACCTGAGTTATTGCCTACAGAGCTTGAAAGTTTAGATGCTAACATTAGGCGTACTTTCCTACATTTGTACCGTACAGAGTAGTTCCAACTTTCCAGAATACAAGCGTATTAGCTGCACCTAATGTAGGTGCTGTGTTACCTGTTGAAGTAACCCATGTCATTGTTGGATAGTTAATAGTGTATGTTGAACCACCTGTAAGCATCAAGACAATACTCTGACCTGCTGACAAAGAGTCTGTAAAGGTAACAGTACCAGCAGCAGCACAAGTCTGAATAGTTCCATTAGCGGGATTAAGTGCTTGAGAGCCTGATGTGCCTAGTGCATATACAGTTTCTGTATAGCCTGTAAAGGTCTTAGCAGTCAGCGTCTGAGTGTCTGAAGTACCTACTACAGTGCCTGATGGAGCTGTCTTAGTAGCCCATGTGTCTAGGTCAGCATCCCATGCTTGTACATTAGTGCCTATAGCCAAACCTAAGTTAGTACGAGCTGTAGCTGCGTTGGATACATCAGATAAGTTATTACCTGTTGTTAAATATCCAGATGTAGGTAAATAAGTAGCTACCCAAGCTGAACCGTTATATACACGCATCTCAGGAACTGTAGTGTTCCAATACAAGTCACCAGCACCGATAGCACTACCATTAGGATCTAGTGTAGGATTAGATGATGCAGAACCGTAGTACTGACCTTTAAAAGTATTCAGATATGACAAAGCACTAGCTGCACTGCCTGAGGCTGCTGAGGCTGAGTTAGCTGCATTAGTCTCAGACGTAGCTGCATTAGCTGCTGAAGTAGCTGCTGAAGTGGCACTACCTAAAATACTATCGACATATCCCTTACGAGTCAGGTCATCATTAGTTGTAGGAGTAGCTGTTGAAGTTACTTTATTAGAACCCATGACAATGTTACCTGTCATGGTTCCACCTGCCAATGGCAAGGAAGCTGCTGCTGAAGTATCTACATAAGTTTTAGTAGCTGCGTCTGTACCTGCTGTAGGAGTACCAAGACCTGTAATCTTGTTAGTACCCATAGCAATAGCACCTGTCATAGTGCCGCCAGCAAGAGGGAGTTTACCCGCAATACTGTTAGTTACAGTAGTTGCAAATGAAGAATCATTACCAAGAGCTGCTGCAAGTTCATTAAGTGTATCCAAAGCTGCTGGAGCACCATTAACAACTGCTGCAATAGATGTGTCTACATAACCTTTTGTAGCTGCATCACCTGAGTTTGTAGGTGTTGTCAGGTTAGTAATCGTAGCTGTAGTACCTGCATTCATGTCCAAGCCACCGTTAATAGTGACGTTGTTGAATGAGGAAGTACCTGTAGAAGCTGTAACGTTACCTGTTAAGTTACCTGTAACATTTCCTGTAACAGCACCTGTGTGAGTACCTGTTGTATTACCTGTTACATCGCCTGTCAAAGCACCTACAAAGCCTGTAGTAGCTGTAACTGTAGTTCCTGTAACTGCTGCAGCTGTAGTAGCACCAATAGGAGTATTGTTAATAGTTCCACCAGTAATGGCTACACCAGCTGATGTGCCACCTGTAATGGCAGCTGCTGAAGCTTCTTGATTACCTAAAGAACCTACCAACTTAACAACTGTACCTGAGTTGTCCTTAGTATACAGCTTCTTATCGGTAACATTAACAGCTAACTCACCCTTAGTTAAATCACCTGATGCAGGTACAGCTGTCGATGTACTGCTATTCTTTGTAATGATTGTTGTCATTTAAGCTCCATATGAAGAATTGTACCATTGTGCCAGTGGTGTAGCGACATCACGAGGAACTGCTGGAAGTAGTCTGTTATAGTTTTGTTGGATCGTATTAAAATAGTCTTGGCTATTTAAAGGTACGCCTTGAGTTGGAATACTCACACCTTTAGTAGTTGGTGTAGTTGGTTTAAATACATTAGGTGCTACTACAGCCCCTAAGAGCGTACTAATTAACGAAGGAGGTATGTTTGTAATATCAACAGGAGGTGTTGTAGTAGTTGGTTTTACAGGTGTTCCGTCTGGATTGATGCCAGTTACAGTTGAAGACAACAGACCACCGGCAGGGTTGTATACACCAGTATCAACATTAGCTAAAGTCTTACCTAGATCACCGCCAATATTGTAGGCTGTATTAATGCCTGTCTCACCAATAACATTATTGTTACCTGTAGAGCCGCCAGTTAACAATGTACCACCTTGAGTAACTAAACCTGATGGTGTCTGGTATGTTAATCCTTGAGCACCACCCATGTCAGATAGGTTAGCAGGATTGACACCACCAAAGGTAGCCAAAGCATTAGCAAGCGTAGTAGATGGAGCACCTAGGTTCAAAGTAATACCTTGAGCACCTCCCATGCCTTCCAAGTTAGCTGATGTACCGGGTTGCAATCCGCTTGCACCGCCCATGTCAGTCAACGGTTTCATTTGAGTGCCATTGGCAAGGCTATAGTCAATTCCTAAGTCATCATAAGATAACGGAACTGAGTCAGCAGTAGGTGTAGAGGTTACTTGACCCGTTGTAGGACTGAAGTAAGCTGCAATAGCCCCACCTGCAGCACCTGTCAAAGCACCTTTAAGGAAGTCACCACCTGTAGCAGCTGAAAGACCGCCACCAAGTAAACCGCCACCTAAAGCACTAGAAGCTATAGATGTTCCAGTTGTACCTAGCAAAGCATTTCCAAGCAAGCCTCCAGCACCTGTAGCCATTAGACCAAGCTGGATAAGAGGCATCAAACTGCCAATATCAGAGCTTGAAGCACCTTGAGTATAAAATACAGGTTTACCACTAGCATCAAACTGAACACCGTATCCAGTATTCCCTTTACCTGCAAAAGTTCCACCAAAGAAGTTACCAGTCTGACGTTCGCTATAAGTGTTTGGAACTGCTTGTCCAGTTACCTTATTTCCAAATGTTTCAACTTTCTCCGTACCAATTTGAGTACCAAACTCATCATATGTTGGAACTTCTTTAGTAACTTTTCCAAATTGACTGATATCTGTAATGCCGATACTAGACAAAATCTTAGCCATGTCAGCAGCATTAGCTTGCGCTGAACCAAAGCCTTCTCCTGACCACTGATTTGCAGTTCCTTGACCAAGAATCTGTTGAGTAAGGTATGTCTTAGCGACATCTGGGTTACTAGACAGTGCAGCTGAAACTTGTTGTGGAGAAACTCCAGCAGTTTGCATTGTTTGGTTAATCAATGCAGTATCAGCATTGGGATTAGCATTAAACCATCCAAGAATGTCAGCGTTACTAACGGCAGGGTTTGTTTGTACAGGGCCACCAACTACTTTTGTGGATGTAGGAGCTACTGTATTAACTGCTGGAGATGTTGCTTCTTGTACTAAAGTAGCAAACTTTTCAGGAGAAGATGCTTGTGTTACTGGAGGAGGAGGAGTACCAGTAGCAGATTGATACTGAGCAGCACTAACGCCAGCTTCAGCCATCGTTTGATTGATAAGCTCTGGACTAGCATCAGGATTGGCATTTAACCAGCCTAAAATGTCAGCATTAGTTACTGCCATGATTATTCACCTTTTCTGTATAACTCAAACGTATTGATAGTATTCATTGTTGAGCCAGCCTCTGACTCTACTCGCACTTGATCGCCCTCTTCAAGCACTACATAAGCACCATCGTTAAACTTAATAAACTGTGTGGGGCTTAGTACGTAGTTATCTAAAATGTGTATTTCAGTAGCTGTACTTGAGTCATACCAAAGAGCATCTACAGCTTTATTGTTACCTGTAGTGTTAACAACATAACAAAGAACCCACTTAGCATAATAACCAGTAGGCACTGTAAAAACAGTAGTCTTTGTTGCTGCTGTTAAAACATTACCCGTTGATACTGCTTTCATCTGATGTTACCTTAGATTGTTTCTTAGTTGTTTTTGCAGCTGGTTTAACTTCTTGTTCTGGTTCATTCTCTGGAACTGACTCGTAGTCTGGATGTTTCATCATAGACAAGATGTCTACTTCAAACTCAAAGTTATAAACAAGATTAGTAGATTTACATTTAAATTTCATGATATATGTGTACCTTTCTGATGTACTACTTATAATACATTAAAAAGGCTCCCACCTATTACAGTGGGAACCCTTAACTCACTTAGGCTGGAACTGCCAAAGCAACTGCTGCATTGTCACGCAACTCTTTCACGCCATACAATGTATCGGCTGTGAACAATGTACCGAGGTACTCTTGTTTGTACTGAGTTTGTGAACGAACACCTTGCTGCTCGACGAACACTGCGAAGTCTTTATGACCCATCAGTGCAATACGGCAAGCTGTAGAACCAGATGTTGTATCAGCGTTAGAAGTAACGAACACGGGAGTGCCGTACAAGTTACCAATTTCACCGTTACGGATGGTGTTGCTACCACCGGACTCACCAACGAAGGCTTGTTCAGTGTAACGAGCCAAGCCCATCAATGTGTTACGGCTTGAAGGAGGAATGACCAAGAAGCGACCGTCCATAGGAATGTCGTTGTCATCCAAACGCTGAATGCTACGACGAATCGCTGCATCAGTCAGAGCACCCAAACCAGTGTTAGCACCAGCAACATAAGCTGTAGTACCGTCAGCACCTGAGAAAGCACCGGAGTAAGCAGCTGTACCGCCGCCACCTTGAACACCACGACCCAATTGGATAATGGATGTATCAACTTGACGAGCCAGAGCGTAACCAGCATCTTAGTGTAGAAGTTACGCAGTGAAGACAAAGCTTGAGCTTCGACAATATCTTCGATCAAACGTGAATACTCATAGTGTTGATCAATTGAAACAACCACTTCAGATTCTGTAGCTGCAATCAATGTAACTTGAGTTGAAGCTGCCTTAGCAGAAGCGGAACCACGTGTAGGGGCTGGAATGTGAACGGTGTCACCTTTCTTGCCCTTGAAGTTCATCTTCTTAACCAAGTTAGCCAACACCAAGTTCTTCTTGTATGTTGCTACAATCTCATCACTCCAGATTTCTGGAATAAACGTTGCTGCGGTTGTTACCGTTACGTGAGCTGTACCTAAAGCCATTTATAATTCTCCTAAAATTAAATTAAATTGTGTTTTACCGTACACGCCCTTCAGCGTATGCTGCCATAATGTCTGGCTCCATAGCTTCATAACGTGCCGGATCTGTCATACGTAGCCGGATAAGGTCGGCACGACGATAGGTTTTCTTAGATGATTCCCCAGTTCCTCCAACATCAACTGCTGCTGCTGTCAAGTTTTGCTTGCGTACAGCATTACCTGCATCTGTGGTTTGTTGTGTTTTAGATGTTCGGATCTGTTTGAATGTTGAGAGAAGTTCATCTGCAGCATTAAAATCATAATTAGCATCAGCCA